CTATATAAGGCACATTGGGGGAAGCGCAATTCCCGCCCTTGTTGCCAACATAACGGGCGTTCGAACCGCTGCCGGCGTCCTGTTCCGCTGGACCCGGCGCGACCGCCTGGCGTGGGAGTGGGCCGACTACATCAATCTCCCTATCAGTGAAGACCTCGAGCGATATACGATCGAGATTTACACGGCATCGGACGGCGCTCCGATTCGAATCGTGAACGACATCACGACAAACGAGTATCTATACACCGCCGCGCAAGAGTCGGAGGACTTCGAGACATTGGAGGGAATCGACTTCCCGCTGCCAGTCCGAACGTTGTACGTCTATCAAATGTCGCAGCAAGCGGGGCGCGGATTCAGCCGCGAGACAACCGTAACCGGGCTGCTTAACTTCTAACATGGCCGACTCGACGACAAACCTTGATCTGATCCGCGGCACGCAGGATCAGAAGGAGGTCACGTTTAACGAACTGATGGACGCGCTGTCGCCGGCTTGTGTCGGCGGTCGGCGCGCGAGCGGGTGCACTGGACTTATTTGGCAAGGCTATTTCGGCCGCTATCACGACGCGGGTGCACCGTTTTTCTCCGGGCATTTTCAACTGACAGACGACGCGACGAATTATCTAGTCGCCGCGCTGGATGACGGCGTCGTCACGAAGTCGACTGCGGACACTAACTGGAATGACAGTGACAACTATATGCGCCTCTACTTGATCGTTTGCGCTGACGGCGCGGTTTCCTCGTATGAGGATCACCGCCAAGCCATCGGGCGGGAGCTTCCCTAATGGCCGACTCGACGACGGTCCTCGACCTGATAGCGGTCGGGCAGGCGGACAAGGAAGATACAGCGAACGAACTGTTCGATGCCGCATCGCCGGCCATGCTGTACGGGCGCCACGCGTCCGAATGCAGCGGGCTAGTTTGGGGCTACTACGGCGGGCGCTACTTGTCGACCCTAATCGACAATGACACGCTGACTCTAACCGGAAGCACGACTTGCTACATCGTCGCCGCGCGCGCCGATGGTGCGGTGAGCTTCAGTGCGTCTTCGACGAATTGGGACGACGAGGAAACTTATATCCGGCTTTACAAAGTCGTGACGGGGTCTTCGACCGTGACCTCCTACGAGGATCACCGCTTTGTATTCGGCCTCGGCGCAGGAGGTGGCGCGGCTGCGGCCTCAAGCGGCGGGTATCAGACAATTGACGGTTATCAGTGGGACTTTGTTCCTGTGCCAGCCGTGCCGCTTTCACTGAACTACTAAGACCATGCCCGCATTCACCTGGCACGTTTCCGCCGCTTCGGATCAAGTCATTTCGTCGAACTTCGCCGACGACACGCTGGCCGCGATCAATGCGATTGTCAACGCTGGCGACGGCGACCCTGGCGCAGTGTGGGAAGTCGCAAACTATGCGAGCACGTCGCCGAAATCGGTCCTGCTGCGCCGGATCAACGGGGCGCCGGGTCGCATCATCTTTTTTGGACAACAGGGATCGACTCCGAATGCAGCGGCGGTAGCCGGCACCGCTGCCGCGAGCGTGCTGTACGTCGGATATTCGGCGACGTCCACATCAAACACGCCGGACGCGAGTTTTCTGTCCGGCGCTCCGCTGGCTGCGTCCGATTACATTCCGGGGCCGCGCTGCTTCGGCGTGACCGTCGCGGATACCTGGCGATTCTCTTACGCCGAGTTTGAGGATGGACTTTATGTGCTTCCGTCGTCCTACACACAAAACGCTTTGGGCGTTTCCGGCGCTGGCGATCTGATCGAAGACATCGACGGAAACAATGTCGGCGCCTGCATGGGTTCCGGAAGCAATAACTCGCTGAACTGGTGCACGACCGTATCAAATTCCGGCGCGATCATCCCGGCGACAATCGGCACCGGGTACACCGGCTCGACGCAGGCGGGACTGATCGTGCGCTATGGCGGCGCCAACCGCTCGGCGTATCGCGCGACAAGTATTGCCGCGACCGCGATCCTGCCGAAGCTTCACAACACGACCACGAACAAGGCGCACTTCCTGCCTGTGCCGCTAGTGTTCGATACTTCCGACGTCGTGTATTCGGTCCTCGGCAAGTTCCGCCAAGTCGCTTTCGGGCCAATCTGTCGCAGGGAAACGGTTTTCACTGATGCCGACGGCGTATCAGCCTACGGTCATCACTGCGACCTAGTGCCTTCACAATCCGGTTTCTGGTTTGTCGACCTCGAGGTTTAGAAAATGCCTTTCGTCTGGAATGTTCCCGCCGCTTCCGATCAAGTCATAACGACGCAGCCGGACGATTACCTCGTCGCGATCAATGCCGTCATTGTCGCGAACTCCGGCGGAGCCGGGGCAAAGTGGGAAGTCGCGCTTTACAATTCGTCGTCGCCGAAATACATCATTCTCCGGCGCAAGAATGGCGACCCCGGCCGCATCATCATCTTCGGGCAAAACGGATCGACGCCGAATGCTGCCGCCACATACGGCTCGCCGACGGCATCAATTTTGTATGTCGGCTACTCCGCGACGTCGACTGTCAATACTGCCGACGCATCGTATCTCTCAGGCGCTCCTCTAGCCGCGTCGGATTACATGCCTGGGATGCGCTGCATGCCGCAGGCTGCGGCAACGTGGCGCGTCAACTATGCCGAACACGACGACGGAGTCGTGATCCTATTTTCCGAAACAAGCAACGGACTCGGGTCGTTCGGGGCCGGCGAACTTGTCGAGGATTTAGCCGCCGCCCCTGTCTCGGCCGTATGGGGCAATGGCAGCGGCAGCGGGTTGCAGTGGGCGACGACGAACAATCTCTCGGGCTCGCTGATCCCGTCCGCGGTCGGCGCTGACGCGTCATATTCAAGCACAAACGCCGGCCTACTGTTGCGCACTGGAGGCGTAAACAGGCAGGCATTCCGCGCGCAGAGTCTTGCGACCGGCGTCGCGGCCAAGCTCGACAACCTGAGCGGGACGATTGCCTACTTCCTGCCGATCCTGCTGGTATTCCACAACAGCGACACGACGTTGAATATCGCCGGCAAGATGCGTCAAATCGGTTTTGGGCCGCTATGCGACCGCGAGACATCGCGCAGCGGCGGCGGGATCAATGCCTACGGGCATCAAGCCTCAAGTTCCGGCACCGCCGATCCGGGTATTTGGTTTGTCGACGACGACATCTAATCCCTAATTCGTAGTCGCCTCGGTGGGGACCGATAGGGCGTTATGGATACAACTCAAGTAATCGTCGCCGCGTTGACGGGACTCGGAACCGCTGCCGGCGCTGTCTACTACGTCGTCCGCAGGCTGAAGCGCGAATTCGCCGCCGACGGCGCAGAGCGGTTCGCGAACGACTGGCATCAAAAAGTGATAACCCGGCAGGACAACGAAGCGGCACGACTGCGCGAGGAAATCGCGATCTTGCGGGAAGCGGCAACGCAGACGACCCGGCGCATGTTGGAAATGGAAATCCGCGAACGCACGAAGGAAAAGATCATTCGCGACATCATCAAAGATATCCGCCTGGTCAAGCACAACGAAATGCCGATCGAGCAACTGAATACCGGACTGCTTACCGACCTATGAGTGGCCTTCTCGAATGGCAGACTGCGGCAGGCTTCGGCCTCCTCCTCCTGTTCGCCGCTTGGATTCTCTACCGCTGGCACACCGACCCGAACCTTGCGAAGTTCTGCCTTGTCGACCTGATAGCGGAAAACGGGAAACTCTCCTCGCGCAAGTTCATGGAAATGGGAAGCTTCCTGGTCGCGAGTGCCGTCGTCGTCGTGACCTCGATCCGCGGGACAATCACATGGGAATGGATCGCCGGGTATTGCACGATCTTCGTTCTAGGTCGCGCTGTTGGGCAATCGGTACATGCCTATTCTGCCGTCCAGCGATCGCGCACTGCGCATCCGGACTTAGGTAATGTTGAGGATGACGACGACGAGGACAGACCTCCCGCTAGACCGCGGCGAGCTTCAATCATCCGCTAATCAACTAGCAGCACAAGGAAGTAAACGAAGTGTTAGACGCCGACACCCTTAGCGCGGGCCTGCGCATCCCGCTCGAGCGTGCCGTGACTTGGGCGCCATTCCTAAGCGACGCAATGCACGCCTTCGAAATCGACACCCCGCATCGCGAGGCGGCATTCCTGGCGCAGTGCGCCCACGAATCCGCATTCCTGACGCGATGGGTCGAGAATCTGAACTACTCGAGCGCGCAGCGGATCATTGACGTTTACGGGCGGCGGCGGTTTCCTGACGTGCTCGCGGCATCGCAGTATGTCCGCAACCCGGACGCGCTCGCCGAGGCGGTCTATGGGCTGCGGGAAGACCTCGGGAACTTCACGCCGGGCGACGGCGCGCTATACATCGGCCGCGGGCTGATCCAACTCACCGGGCGTAAGAACTACGAGCGTGCCAGCGAAGGGCTAGGCGAGGATTACGTCGGGCAGCCGGAATTGCTCCTCGATCCGCACCATGCGGCGCTCGCTTCGGCGTTTTGGTGGGCGGATCAACGTTGGCGCGGCGTCACGCTGAACGAATACGCCGACGACGAAATGATCGACGCGATTTCCGGCATGGTGAACCGCGGCAACCCGCAGAAGGTAGCGATCGGGGCCGACGAACGGCGCCGCATCTATCACGACGTCCTAGACGTCATCCTCGTATGACCCTGTTCCTCGCCTTCGTGGCGCAATACTGGCGCCTGTTCGCGGTCGCCGGGTTGCTCGTCCTGGCGGTCGCTTCCGGCTGGCGGTTAGGGTCCGCCAACGTCCGGGCGGATTTGGCGGCCGTAGAGGCGCGCCACGCCGAACAGGTAGCAGACTGGCACCGGCAACGCGCGGAAGCCGCCGCGGCCGTTCTAGAGCGTCAGAGGACACTGCAAACGGACGTCGACAAGTCTCGGGAGGCTTTGAGCCATGCGCGGACCCTTATCGCGGAGCAAGACGCCCGCATCGCTCGCCTTAGCGTTGATTCTGACGGGCTGCGCGTCAAACTCCGCGCCTACTCCTCCGGCGCCAGCGGTAGCGATACCCTCGCCGCCTGTCAGCGCCGGGCCGGAACTCTCGCGGACCTACTCACCGAAGGCGCAGGACTACTCGCAGAAGGTGCGGACCTACTTAGACAAGCTGCAATCGCTCACGACGGCCGAGCCGCCGAAGTAGCGGCGCTCCTGGCCGGCTGGCCGAAGAATGCCGGCAGTGTCCAAGTTCATTAAACCGAATTCGTCGCTTGACTGGTTCACCGTCCGGCAAATCTGCGAGGCTTCCGCTGCGGAACTCATCAAAGCGCACCCGCACGAACCGACCCGCGGCCGGATCGACTTCTATCGCGAGGTCGATATCGACGGGCGGCGCTACCTGGTACGGATGAAGGTTACGATCGTCCCGGCTGGCGCGGTCTAGCCCTTCCTCACTTCGGCTTCTAGTGCTGCGCGGGCTTCTTCCATGAATCGCCGCGACTCTGCGCTTACCATGATTCCATGCACCTGCTTCATTTGCGCGTAGTCGTCCGCCAACTCCATGATCCTATCCGCCCGCGCGCTGTCGGCGGGTGGGGCGGCACGCAACGCTGCATCGGCAATGTGCCAAGGCGTCCAGTAGCCGTCAGGCATTTGCTCCATAAACGGCTCAGTTTGGCCTTTCCACTTAACGCCGAAGCGTTGCAACTGAACCGGTTCCTGCGCTGGCTGGCTGGCGGCGCTATCTGCTCCAATGCCATGCGCTCGCTCTACCGATGCGGCAAACATCACCATCGAACTGTATTCGCCATCGGTCAATTCAGTTCCGCCACAGTGACGCTCAATCAGTACGTCAAGCTGCTGCGCTGTTAGTGGCTGGCTGGCGGCGCGGGCTTGCTCAAGTGCACATATGGCATCCTCGATCCACTCGCGCTCATAGTGCCTATTCAGAACGCGGCGCAAGTTTGTGATCACATCGGCTGGTGTAGTGTCGGTCATGGCTTTCTCACTTTGCGTTTGAGTTTGGCTCTGGCTTGCCATCCAATCCATGCGCCAGCGTCAAAGATTCGCTTATTGGTTGCGGCTACTTGGTCCAAGTGCTGCACCTTTCTAGTGGTCGCCATCCACGCTTCAAACGCTTCCCGCTCTGCATCAGGTGTGGTCATGGCAGACTCGCTACGTTTGTGACGTTGTGATGTGCGCAGTCTTCGATCAGTTTCGTGTAGCCGTTAATCTCGGCAACGCGCTCGCGCGGCTTTAAGTCGCGCACTCTCAGCACAAGACAAGTTCCGTCTGTGTATCTGATAGCGCCCGCCTTCGTTGCCCATGTGCGCAACATCGGCCGGTTCTTGTAGACCTTACGATGAACAACGCGCCGCTGTGACGACGAGTAGCCTGACCACTCGCCCTCGATGATGAATCTTCCTCTCATGCTCCCTCCCGTTCGATGTAGGCCCATGCAAACTCGTAACCTAGGCATAGGCCCCTGTCACTTGTCTGCATCCAGAATCCCGGCGAATTGTTGAAGTCGCTAGTTGCTTTCTGACGGATAAGTAGCACCTTCTCCCGCTTCGCGTCATGCGCTGCGATGGCCTGCAAGCCGTAGACTTGTAGTTCTTCAGTAGAAAACGTCGGCGCTACTAGACAAGGATGCTGTGCCCCGTCGTCATCAATCATCCAACTTTGAACCGGCGAGCGTGGCAGCGGCGGCAGATCGTCTTTTGTCACGCCAAATCCCCCGGCATCGGCTGAGATGGATCGCCTTCCGGCGCGCCAGTCGCGGGGTTGTCCTCCGGCTTGATGACGTTCTTCCGCAGCTTCGCCTTAACCTGATCGACGCGGCTCGCCGGCTGTTCCACTTGTTCCGGATGTTCCGCCGGTTCGAACCAGTCCGCCGCAACGCTCATCCCGTCGCGCAGGCTGGCGGCGATCTTCTTCAGCGTCACCACTTGCGCCGGCTGGATCGCATCGATCCGCCGCTGGATACGCTTCTCGATCTGTTCCTTCGCGACCCCGAACGTCCCGAAGTAATCGAGCATCTTGCGCATCGCTTCCGGCGACGTGTCGGCCTTAGCCTTCATCGTGACTTCGCACTGCGCGACTGCCGCCTCGACGACGTCGCCCGGAATCACCGCCAGAATGCAGGCACGCAACCGGCGCGCGGCATTGTTCGCAATGTTCTCGTAGATGTCGCGCGGGTCCTCGAGCTTCGATGCGCCGCGCTTCGAGTGCCGGATGTGCTGGACCTGGAAAACCTTGTCGCACTGATAGCCGGTTTCCAGGTCCCATGCGACCGTCTGGACCGTCGAATAGTCGCGGTGCTGTTCTAGCTCGCGCACCGACGTCTTGAGATTCCCCCATCTTTGGCCGATCGCTTCGGCAAGGCGGATGCTCGGCCCGGTAATGTCGGACCCCCCGCGCGAATACTGATAGACGGCAGCCTCGGCCAATCCTGGCCGCGTGCAATCGTTCAGGATTCGGTCCATCGCGGCGACCGGGTCGCGCGGATTGGCGCGGGCGATCATCATGGCGGCTTGAACCTCTGCGATGGCGCGCTGCGCGTCTGTGTTCGCTAGCGCACTAACGGACGGACGCGCGGCAACTGGCGCATTCGTAAACGGGTTGACGGGCGCTACTTGTTCGATTTCGTTCATGGTTTCCCCTTCGGTTGTGTTTGTTACTTGAGCAAGAAGCGGCGCGTCGGCTCGCCTGCCTTGACGTACTCAGCGTAAAGGTCCGGCGAATCCGCCTTAAATGCTGCCGTATCAAAGCGCGCTGCGCCCTTCTGCTGCTTCCAGGTGACGAGCGCATTCCCCTTGAGGTCGACCAATGTCTCGGCGTCGCCCATGAAGCCCATGACTAGGGCCTTGTGCGCGTCCTGCATCCCCTCAAGCTCGGCGGCGGCAGTCCGCATCCGCGCCAGATTCGCGACGATGTCCTCGATTTCCTGCGTCGCGGTCACGCTGGCACCTGGCCGGACCGTGCGGAACCTCCGCATCGCATCCTCGGCGGTCTTTGGCGGCGGCGGTTCGCCTGCCTCCACCATTCTCCAAAACGACGACTCCGCGCCCACGATCAAGTCCTGCAATTCGGGATCGGCCGGCACTTCATAGATTCGGAAGTCGCTGCCGCTGATCAGCACCGCAACATCCGCAACCGATAGCGCGGTCACGGTCAGATAGTGCTGAACCTGGATCAGATACGCCTCCGGGATGTCGGAGGTTCCGACCTCGCCCCACCCTTCCGCGTTGCGCGCCGTCTTGATTTCCAACAGGCGTCCGGAGTCCGTCACGCCGTCGAGCGTTGCCAGCATGTAGGGACGCTGCGGGTGGCGAATGATTGCCTCCGGCACGCGCACCACTTGCCCGGTCCGCTCGGCGTATTCCTGACGGATCGCCGGCTCGAGCACCGTCCCCCACCGCATCGATTCATTTTCGACGACCGGCGAACCCTCGCCGCGCTTGTCGAGAAATACGTCCAGCGGCGTCCGCCACTTGGACAGACCCATGACCGCAGCCGCGTCGCTGCCTCCGATTCCGGTCATGCGCTCCAGCAACCACGCTTCGCGGTCCATCATGCCGCCTTCCTCTGCACCTGTTGCGACGGATGCAAGAGGTACTTCTCGCCGAGGAACCGCTTGGCCTCGTCGATCTTCCGCTGCAATTGCGCCGCGGCTTCCGGGTCGGGATCGAGCTTGACGCTCTCGATCGTGACCGGGATCGAGTCATAGAGAAACGAATCAACGATTGTCTTCATGCGAAAGCCTCCAGGAGAAGGATTGCCAAAGTGGCCGCCAGCACAAGCACGGAGAAAATGAAGATGACGGTATCGCCGAGGGATCGGCCGCTCATTTCGCGTTCCAATCCGCGCCGGCCGGAGCGTCGACCTCCGGATCGACCGTGTATCCGGGCGCCGGGATGAAGTCGAACGGGACGCGACCCTGCGTCCGGAGATAGGCGGCGATGACCTTCGCGCTTGTGGGGATGCGCTCGTCGCCGATTAGGGCGATGAATTCGTTCATTCTGCACGCTCCTCTGCAAGCATCTTGCGGATTTCCGCAATACGTCGCTGCCATCGCGCGAGCGTTTCGTCGAAATCCGATAGGCGGCAGGATTCAAAGAATTCGTCGCCGGAAAAGAGGTACGCGTCTAGTTCATCGATCAGTTTTTCTGGCGTCATTTGCTCGCCTTTGCGAGAGCAGCGCGGGATTGCAGGCGAGCAGCGATTAGGCGCGGATCATCGTCATCAAACTGCTCTGTCCACAGTAGTTCGCGCAGCGCCGCCACAAGCTCGTCGTGCGCATTGCAGGCGCGGACGATGAAGGCGGCGTTGGCTTCTGCTGGCGCTACGTTGCCGGTCTGTGCGGTAGCGGTCTGTGCTACGCAGAAGCGGTCCGCCACGATAGATACAGAATGCTTTGATGCGTCAACTTGCCAAGGCGTCGGCGTGTGTTGCGTGCTCATGCTGCCTCCATGTACCGGCGGGCCAGCGAGAACCGGAGCGCCCATTCGGCGGCTACGGCCTGCGTGTAGCGGCGGTCGGCCTCGACTGCCATGACGAACTCGTCATTGGACGGCGCCACGAACTGCGGCGACATGGACGAGTAGAGGGCGGAAACTGCGGCGTCGTTCATCTATTCCCCTTCCGTTCTGTTGTTTGATCCGACAGACGAACAGTAGCAAAGGATTGCGAGGGGTGTCAAGCGGTACTAGCAATTTGTTGCGAAAAGAAGACGGCAATTCCCCTCGCAATTCATTGTTTGACACCGTACACCCATTGCGCCTAGAATTCAAGGCATGGCAAAGAAGATTCCCGAACATCCATTCGTGGCAGAGGTCCGGGCGAAGCTCGAACACTGCCGCGGCAACTGGACGCAAGTCGCTGAAAGATCGGGGGTTTCACACTCCTGGATCAGTCAATTTACGCGCCGGGTCATCACGAATCCGACGATCGGCAATCTGCAGTCGATCAATCGCGCGTGCGACGAGGTGCTGCAGGGACCAGTCACGGCAAGAGGAAGGTAAGGCGCGGTGCCGGACCTTGTGCCGGCTTGTTTCAAAACAAAGGCGGCGAGGGGCAACAGATGCGAATAGGCGGATGCGGGCGCGACTGGCGCATAGGGAATGGTTTGCGCTCGAGAGGTCGGAATGCCTAACCGGATCATTCGCGGCGACCTACTGGACAGCGACCGCTACAACTCCCTGACGCATGACGCTGAACGGTTGCTCTTCGTCGAGCTTCTACTGCTGGCCGACGACTACGGCCTGGTCCCGGTCAACTTCGGATTCCTGCGGCGCCGGACAAGTCCCTGCACCGCCAAGAGCCTCGAGCAAGTGACGCAAATGGTCAGTGCGTTAGCGGACGCTGACCTGATCCGCTGCTACCAATCCGAACGCGGCGGGCAATTCGCCTTCATCCCCAGGTTCGACAACCGGCCGCAAGCACTCAAGCCGAAGTGGCCGATCCCGCCCGCCCATGTCGCGCAAGGTGCGATCGAGTCAGCGCAGGCTAACTCTAGAGGATTGCATAGAAAACAATGGATTAGAGGAAATGCACAGGGTATGCACAAGGATGTAGCGCCCGAAACCGAAACCGAAACCGAAACCGAAACCGAAAAGAAAAACCTAAACACTTTGTCTCCCTCCGCTGTCGCGGCGGTCGATTCGGCTGATTCCCTCGTAATCGAAAAGGTCAAAGGTCCGCCACCCTGCCCCTTCGCCGAAATCGTCGCGGCGTATCACGAAATCCTGCCCACCTGTCGCCGCGTCGTCGACCTCAATCCGAAGCGGCAGGAACACATGCGCGCCCGCTGGCGGCAAGTTTGGGCAGAGGAACGATTCGATACGGCGACCGGGGTCGCGTTCTTCCGACGCTTTTTCCAGACCGTCAGCCGTTCCAAGTTCCTGACCGGTAGAACCAATGCCGCACCTGGACGCAACCCGTTCAAGGCCTCGCTGCCGTGGCTGATGAACCCCGAAAACTTCCTGAAAGTGATCGAAGGGAACTACGAATGAACGACTATCGAAGCCGGAAATACACGGACGCTACCGACGACCGCGGACCCGCAAAGCCGGCGAAGTCGGCGACCGAGTGCAAAGCGAACGGCTGCCCCTTACCGGGCGTGTACCGCGTCAACAACGAGGAAAGCTTCTGCTGCGTCCACGACGGCGAAGATGCCCACCGCTGGCCGGAACAGACCGAACGCATCCTAGGCAGCCTGCGCCTGTGGTGGCTCGCCCTTTCCATGTCGAACTCTGAACCCGGCGAGCCAGTCCTCCAGGCGACCGTCGACGCCGTCGTGGCCGAAGGCGGGCCGGACGCCAGCAACACGAAGACAAAGCGCGACTACGCCAACAAAATCCGCGGCTACCTCCTGACCAAGTGCAAGGGCGAGCGCGTCGCCCCGCCGGCCGCAACCCCCTTCCGATCGCTCGTCAAAAAGCTAACGGAGCGCGTGTGATTCTCAAAATCTTCTGCTACGTCGTGACGTTCACGCTCGGGACCGGGTTCGGGATGTTCATTGCTGCACTGATGGCAGCGAACACCCAGGACGAGCGGTTCGCCAAGTGGCTGCGCGATCGTGGGGAATGACCATGGCGACGCGGATAGTGTGGAGTCGCGACGCCTTGCCTGCTGGCTGGAATTCACGAACGCAGCGGAAAGAGCCGCTTTTGGGGATTACCGCCTCGCTGCCGACCTCGTCGAACGGCATCCCTCGACTCGGACTGAACTCTATGCCTTCGCCAAAGCGATTGCGGACGGCAAAATCGTCCGTGAAGGCGATCGGTTCCATCCCGTCAAGCCTTGAGGCAGCATTCTCGCGAATCGTGCGCGGGCTCAAGTTCCCGACCCCGACGCGGGAATACCGCTTCGACCCGGTCCGGAAATGGCGCTTTGACTTCGCGTGGCCGGATCAGAAGGTCGCGGTCGAGCTGGACGGCGGAATCTGGACGAAGGGCGGGCATACAACCGGAGGCGGAATCATGCGCGACATGGAAAAGTCGAACGCGGCGCAGCTTGACGGGTGGCTGGTGCTGCGGTTCAGCGACAAGCACCTGGAAGACGGCAGCGCGATCGAACAGACTAAGCGCGCGTTGGGGCTGGCATGATGCTCGCCGACACCCTCGAGCAATCCCTTTTCCGCTCCGTCGAATCGGCGCTCGCCTTTGCCTTTTCAGAGCGGTACGTCTACCTTCCACAGTCGCCGGCCTCCCGCATGGCCTCGACTCCCTCCCGCTCCGGCAACGGACTCGGCGGGATCGACGGCTACGCACAAGCAGGGATGATTCTCGCGAACGTCAGCGCATTGGGCGAACTTCAGGCGGCAATTCTGACCGCCCGATTCTCCCCTCCCCTCGGCGAGTGTCACTGCGGCGCGCCTTGTTGCAAGGGATTCCGCCATAACCTCCGATGGCTTGCCGCAGTCGCGACCGTGAGCGAGTACGTCGGCGTGGAAGTCCCGGCAATCCTGCCCTACAAGCGGTTGCGCGAAGGAATTATCCGCAAGCATTTTGGCGACAAGGTGCGCTTGGGTGAGGTCGCAGACAATTGCGGTGTGCATCGCAACACGGCGAGCAATCACGCCTCGCGCGTACTGGCTGCACTGAAGGAGGAGGAGAAGCGCGCACGCTTTGAAATACGGGCAGTGCTCGAAGGTTCCGGGGTGGTGGGACAGTGAACAATCCTCCCTCCCTACCCTGGTCGATCATCGTCGCCGCTGCCCTGGTCGCCTGCTTTTTCGTACTGTGGATTATGTCTTTGGTCTGAGCGTGAACGCACAAGATGTTGTGCCAATCTAGGCTAATTCGCACCACCTATTGACGACTGTGCAAACCTCGCACAAAATCGCGGGCAATTTGATACCGCTAGGACTGCCCTTGAAATGGCATAGGGACAACACAGCGGGCAGGATCAGAGGTCGCAGGCTTCAACGCATCAACTCCGAAGTCCTGCGCAAGCAACCGTTGTGCGTGCGCTGCCTTGAGTTCGGGCGCATCAAGCTCGCCGAAGTGGTGGATCACATCACACCACTCGCAAAGGAAAAGGTTCCTGACAATCCCTACCTCCCAAGGCAAGGGCTGTGCAGGCGTTGCCATGATGCCAAGACGGCAAGTGACTTCGGCCTGAGATTCAATCAAGGCTTCGACGCGCAGGGCAATCCCCTCGGGGATTGATGCAGGGGGGGGGTGCTCTGAGATTTTTTCGGGGCCCTACCGGAAACCGCGCTCGAACCTCCCAAGCCGTGCTTTCCCACAAGGCTCAGACCCATGGCTCGACCCCGTTCGAACTCTGCTGCGGCTGCGATAAAGGCGGCGGAGGATGCTGCGAAGGGTCCGCTGAAGTGCCCGAAGCATGTGCGTTTGCGGGATCAAGATCGGCCGTTTTGGGATGGAATCATGGCCTCGCGCACGCGCGACGAATGGGCCGAGGCTGACCTGGTAGTCGCGGCACAGTTGGCGCGGGTTCAACAGGACATCGAGGTAGAGTCCGCGGCACTTGAGGTCGAGGGAACGGTACTTGTAAACGCTCGCGGGACGCAGATCATGAACCCTCGCGCGACGGTCCTCGAGGCTTTGGCGCGCCGGGAAATGGCGTTCATGCGTACCCTGCGGATGGGTGGCCGGATCGCCGGCGATACGCGCGACGAGGCTGGCCGGCGTCAGGTTGCCAGCACGGCTCGCAAGGTGCAGCGCGAACTAGAGGAAGACGCTTTACTCGCGTGAAGGCGAAAAAGGTCGCCAAGATGACCCGCGGCGAGCGGGTCTGTGCGTTTATCGAGGGCTATTGCATCGTCCCTGAAGGCGACAAGATCGGCCGGCCGATGAAGCTCGAGCCGTTTCAGCGGCGCTTCGTCCTTGACGTCTATGACAACCCCTACGGGACGCATTCGGCTTACCTGAGCATCGCCCGGAAGAATGGCAAGACGGGTCTGATAGCTGCGTTGCTGCTGGCGCACATAGCGGGACCGGAAGCGGTCCAGAATTCGCAGATTGTCAGCGGCGCGCAGTCGAAGGAACAGGCGGCAGTCGTGTTCGAACTGGCGCACAAGATGGTTGACTTCTCGCCGAAGCTGACGATGGTCGTCAGGGTCCAGCCATCCGGGAAGCGGCTGATCGGGTTGCGGAAAAACGTCCTGTACCGGGCGCTCGCGGCCGAGGGCAAGACGGCGCACGGCCTGTCGCCGATTCTGGCGATTCTGGACGAAGTCGGGCAAGTGGTCGGGCCGACCGACAAGTTCGTGACCGCGATCACGACGGCGCAGGGCGCCTACAAGAATGCGCTCCTGATTGCCATTTCGACGCAGGCGCCAACGGACAATGACCTCTTTTCGACTTGGCTTGATGCACAGATTGCGGCGCCGGACCCGCGCGTTATTTCGCACCTTTACGCGGCGCCGGAGGACTGCGCCTTAGACGACCCGAAGGCGTGGGCGGCGGCGAACCCGGCGTTGGGCGCGTTCCGGTCGGTTGCCGACGTTGAGAAGGAAGCAAAGAAGGCGGTTGCGCTCGCGGCGACGGAACCGGAGTTCCGGAACCTGATCCTTAATCAGAGGGTCGAGGCGCTTTCGCCGTTCGTGTCCAAGTCGGTTTGGGATGCCAACGGGGCACCGGCCGGCAATGGCGAGGGGCTGAAGATTTACGGCGGGCTTGACCTGTCATCCGTCCATGACCTGACGGCGTTCGTGGCGGTCGACGAAACCGGCGGCGTGCATCCGACCTTCTGGCTGCCGGCCGAGGGCCTGGCCGAGAAGGGGCGCAAGGAAAAGGTGCCCTATGACCTCTGGCAGCGGCAAGGCTTCCTGAACACGACGCCGGGTAAGGCGATCGAATACGAACACGTTGCCGAGTTCCTGCGCGGCGTCTTTGACCGCTACAAGGTTCAGGCGATCGGCTTCGACCGGGCGCTGATGAACTTCCTTACCCCCTGGCTGGTCAAGGCGGGGTTTACGGAAGCGGAATTGGCGAAGTTCATTCCGTTCGGGCAGGGCACTTTGAGCATGACGCCGGCGCTGCGCGAGCTAGAGGTCAAACTGATGAACGCGCAGCTTCGCCACGGCGGGCACCCTATCCTGAATATGTGCCGGCATAACGCGCGGGTCGTCGGCGAGTCGGGCGCCCGCAAGTTCGACAAGATCAAATCGCGCGGCCGGATTGACGGCATGACGGCGTTGGCGAATGCGGTCGGCGTGATGCCTTCCGCCCCGCCTGAAGTCGGGAAACCGAAACTGTATTTCGCCTAACGTCCGCAGGCTTTGGCAAAAGCTTCCTGCCAGACCTTCGGAACGTCCGCGCCCGGATTGGCTAGGATGCCGGCGCGGCTTAGGCGATGCTTGAAATCCGCCCACCCGCCAAAAGGCTTGCGGTTGCCATAGAGTTTTCGGACGGCATAGGCGGTTGGATTCATGCCCGAATCTTGCGCCCTGCGGCGGATGAGTGTCAAGCAATATATTGCTACTGAATACCGGTCAATTCTGGCTTTTGATTCTCCTCGGGGCGCGGCGTTCTTCCCCTTCCGCAGCTTTTCCGCGCCCCTTTCCGGCCGTTGCCATACCGGCCGTTTTTATTCGTGAAAGGTAGGCCATGCTTGTCACCGTCTTCCTTGTCGCCGCCCTCGTTCTTTTCATCCTGTCCGCGGTCGGCGTTCCGTCGCATCCGCGCTTCAATCTGTTGGCTGCCGGCCTCGCCTGTTGGGTCGCGGCGCAATTGTTCGGACCCCTGTTCCGCTAACCGTTCGGAGAGTCACCCTTGAAAAAGCAATCCGGCTTCACCCTGATCGAACTGCTGATCGTCGTCGCGATTATCGGCATCCTGGCGGCGATCGCTATTCCGCAGTACCAACAGTACACGGCGCGATCGCGGTGGGCTGACAACGTCAGTTCGCAAGCCGCCGCGAAGCTCGCGATCGCTGAGTGCCTGCAAAACAACTCCAATCTCCTGACCGCCTGCGACACCGTCGGCGAACTGAACGTCGGCGGCTTTTACGAGCCGGTTGCGCTCCCCGCTCCGAAGTTCGGCGCCGCCGTCCTGACCGCCAATACTGCCGCGATCGTCGTGACCGGAACCGCGGTCGTGAACGGCTGCGTCGTGACCATCACCCCGACGATCACCGACGGAGTCCTGACCTGGCTACACGCAACGACGGCGGCAGCCGGATGCAACAAATCTACTACTGGGTTCTAAGCGTGGCGGGCGGGATATTCGTCTGGTACTTCGCCTATCTGTCCGTCGTGGCAGGGACCGAAATGATTATCTCGATCCCGTCGGTTTGGCTGATGGGCGAGCTTCTGATGCCCCGAAAGGCTGAAAAATGATGGACCGCGCTTACGCGACATTCGAAATCAAGTCCGTTGACGACGGCGCCGGCATCATTACCGGCATCGCTTCGACGCCGGAAGCGGATCGGGTCGGCGACATCGTCGAGCCGAAGGGCGCGAAGTTCAAGCTTCCGATCCCCTTGCTGTGGCAACACAACGCCTCCGCGCCGATCGGGCACGTTACGCAGGCGACCGTGACCGACAAAGGGATTCAGGTAATCGCGCAAGTCGCGCGCGGCGTGACGGATGACATCGATCGCGCCTGGAAACTCATCAAAGGCGGGCTTGTGCGCGGCCTTTCGATCGGGTTCCGCGGGCATGACGTCGAACCCATTAAGGGGTCCTACGGCGTCCGTTTCAAGTCCTGGGAATGGCTCGAGCTTTCCGCCGTGACCATTCCAGCAAATGCGAGTGCTTCCATTCAATCCGTGAAGGCATTCGATACCAGTGCGCCGATGGGCGCCGACGTTGTCCGTATTGCCCCCTTGGCTCGAAGTTCGGCCGCGTATTCAATCCCCCTCCAATTTCCGAAGGAATAGACGATGAGCACCAAGAGCATCGCCGCGGCCGAGGCGCAACGCGCATCCAAAGTGGCTGAACTGAAAGCATTGAACGACAAGGCCGACGCCGAGTCGCGCACCCTGAACGCCGACGAGCAAACGCAATTTGACGACGGCATGGACGACGTTAAGAAGCTCGACGCGCACCTGTCGCGCCTGAAGGCTTTCGCCGACATCGAGGCGCCAGCGGCGTCGACGGTCGTCAAGGCGAACGACGGCACGACGAAAGTCGTCAGCCAGTCGACCGGGATCACGCACCAAAAGTCGAACGACCCGGCCGGCATTTCCGTTGCGCGCGTCGCGCGTTGCATTTACGAGGCGAAGGGCTCGCGCCATGTTGCGGCGCAAATCGCGGCGGAAATGTACAAGGACGATCCCCGCGTCGTGAACCATTTCAAGGCGGTCGTCGTCGCCGGCTCGACCATTTCGGGCACCTGGGGCGCCGACCTGATGACGACCGACGGCGGACCGTTCGCGGAGTTCCTCGAATACCTCCGCCCACAGACGATCATCGGCCGAGTTCCGGGCCTGCGCACGGTTCCGTTCTACGCTCCTGTCGGGATTCAGACGGGCGGCGGCGCGGGCTATTGGGTTGGCGAGGGCAAGGCCAAGCCGCTGACCGCATTCGACTACGACAAGACGAGCCTCCCGCCCCTCACGGCTGCGAACATCCTCGTCCTGACGAAGAAGCTTTTCAAGTACAGCGGCGTCAATGCCGACATGCACATCCGCGATCAACTGACGCAAGCACTGATCGGCCGCATCGATACCGACTTCATCGACCCGGCGAAGGCGGTCGACGCTGGCATTTCGCCTGCGTCCATCACGAACAGCGTTACGTCGCCGGCATCGGCGGGCAATACCGCTGACGACGTCCGCGAAGACATCGCGACCCTGATGAACGCTCTCGCGAAACCGATCCGCAATCTCGTGTTCATCACCGACACGACGACCGCGATCGCGCTTTCCCTGATGACGAACGGCCTCGGCCAGCCGGAATTCCCCGGCGTCACGATGACCGGCGGCTTCCTGATGCCTGGCGTTCCGCTGGTCGTTTCCGACTACGTTCCGTCGGTTACTGCCGGGTCGCTGCTTATCGCTGTCAAGGCGTCGGAAATCCTGGTCGCGGACGAAGGCGGATTCTCGATCGACCTGTCGGAAGATGCGACCCTGCAGATGGCAGACAATCCGGACGGTTCGTCGGTTGCGACCGTCGCCGGTACGGCGCCCTTCGTTTCGATGTTCCAAACGAACGGCGTCGCGTTCCGCGTGGAGCGCGATATCAACTGGTCGCGGGCGCGGTCGGGCTCGGTTGCACTGGTCGATACCGTCAACTACGGCAGCGCATAAGCTGCCTTCGGGGCTGGCTTCTCGCTGCCCCTGCTGTAACCCGGCGCCTTCGGGCGCCGGTTTCTATTCCAACATCGGAGCGCGCCGGTAATGAAAATCGATCTCATTTCGAAGTCGTGGCATATGCTCGCCGGCAAGCTCATAAAGAAGGGCGAACGGTTCTCGGTCGATGAAGACAAGGCGAAGGCACTGGAAAAGAGGGGCCGCGCGACGCGCGCCACGCCTGCCGTGCCGGTTGCGCCGGTCGTCGAAGTGAAGGAAAAGCGCGCCTACAAGCGCAAGGACTTGACCGCCGAGACATTCGAGCCGGCCGTCGAGCGCGAGGCGCCGCAGCCGTATGAATTCCCGAAGTCGCCGGAGGTAGCAAGCAAGGAACGCCTCACCACCTGGGCGACCGCTGAACCTGTCCGGCCTGTCCTGACGCGCCCGAAGGCGCCGAAGGAATGAAGCTTTTCGGCCTTACGCTGCGATCGCCGCTCGCGCTGGTCCGCAAGGACACGTCCGTCCCGTCGGGCGGACACTGGTCGACCGTCGGTCGATCCGGGCGCGACTGGTTTACGGGCGCATGGCAGCGCAACATGGAATGCGACGACTCGAATACCGTCCTCGCCTTTTCCGCGGTCTACGCCTGCGTGAGCCGGATTTCGAACGACATCGCGAAGATGCCGTTAAACCTCATCCGTAAAGACACTGACGGCATATGGGCGACAGTCGAGGCGGCATCGCCATTTTGGAAAGTGCTCCGGAAACCGAACGGCTACCAGAACCGGATACAGTTTTTCGTCACCTGGCTGCTGTCGAAACTCATCGCCGGCAACGCTTACATCCTGAAGGCTCGCGACGGGCGCGGGATCGTGACGGAGCTGTACGTTCTCGACCCGCACAAGGTCAAGGTTCGGTATACGAAGTCGGGCGACGTTTTCTACACCCTGGCGCAAGATGATCTGTCCGGCGTGACGACCGAGGTCAATGTACCGGCGTCGGAAATCATTCACGACCTGATGAACCCGATTTTTCACCCGCTTTGCGGAGTCTCGCCGCTGTACGCGTGCGGCATGGCAGCAACGCAGGGCCGGCGGATTCAATTGCAGTCCGCGACCTTCTTCGAAAACGGCGCGAATCCCTCCGGCGTGCTGTCCGTTCCCGGCGACATCACCGACAAACAGGCGGACGAGTGGAAAGCGCAGTGGCGGACGAACTTCTCCGGCGCGAACCGCGGCTCGGTCGCGATCCTCGGAAACGGCGTCAAGTACGAAAAGATCAGCATGACCGCCGACGAGGCGCAGATGATCGAGCAATTGCGCTGGACGGCGGAGGACGTCGCCCGCGCGTTCGGCGTGCCGCTCTACAAGATCAACGCCGGTCCGGTTCCGGTTTCGAACAACGTCGAGGCGCTGAACGCGCAGTATTACTCCGACACGCTGCAAACCCTTATCGAAGCGATCGAACTCTGCATAGACGAAGGGCTCGACCTGTCCCTGGAAATGGGCGTCGAGTTCGACCTGGACGTTTTGCTGCGGATGGACTCGGCGACTCAGATCGACACGCTATCCAAAGGAATCGGCGCGGCGATCTATGCCCCGAACGAGGCGCGCGCAAAGCTGAACCTTCCCCCGGTCGTCGGCGGCGCGAATCCCCTCATTCAACAGCAAAATTACTCGCTCGAGGCGCTGGCGAAGCGCGACGCATCGGCCGATCCATTCAGGACGGCAACCCCCCCACCTTCCCCCCCGACCCCCTCCGAACCTGATCCGGAAGACGAGGACGAAGCGGAACAGCGCGCGCTTTATGACGTCGCCGGAGCATTTGCGCGGCGGGTGCTCAAGGAAATGGCGAATGCCTGACGAGGTCGTTTTCCGCGACGGCCGGGACGGCCGCGACGGGCGCGCCGGCAAAAATGGGCTGCCGGGTCCGATCGGGCCGGCCGGTCCGTCTGGCCCGGAGGGACTGAAGGGACTCGACGGGAAAGCCGGCGAACCCGGACGGCAGGGGCCACCTGGACCGAAGGGCGAACCGGGACCGCGAGGCGAACCCGGTCAGGACGGCGCTACGGGTCCGGTCCCGGCGCATGAATGGGACGGAACGCGGCTGCGCTTCCAACTGACCCTTAACGAATGGGGCCAGTGGGTCGACCTTCAGGGCCCGGAGGGCAAGACCGGGACGGCGGCGGCGGGCGGCGGCGGCACATTGCGCCCGTTCAGTCGCATGAAGGCGGGTTTCGTTCCGGCATCCGGCGGCGTCGACGGCGACATCGCGCGCTTTCTCCGGGAAGACGGCACGTTCGCCGCGCCGGGTACTCCGGCGCCGGGTTCCATCGCGGCCGAAGACATCACGTTCACGCCGGCCGGCTCAATTGCCTCGGATGATGTGCAAGCGGCGATCGAGGAGCTTGCCGCCACCGTTGCCGGGCTCGACGACAGTACGTCGGGCGTCGGGACGTATCTCGTCAGCGGCGCCACGGTCGCATGGCTGACCGGCTATCAGTACGAAGTCGGCGCGGCGACCTATTACATAAGCGGCGTCGCTGTCTCGTCGTCGACAGATACCGTCACCCTGACCGCCGCCGATGCCACGCTCGACCGGATCGACGTTCTCGTACTGGATGCCGACGGACTGCTTTCCTCGATCGACGGCACCCCGTCGGCGAACCCGGCGGAACCGACGATCGATCCCGCCATTCATCTTCGCCTGGGCATCGTCTACGTTTCGGCCGCGACGACCGAACCGGAGATCAATCAGACCAGCATCTACGCCGAGAATGCCGAATGGACCGCGACGCCTTCGGCCGGCACGATCGTCGTCAACTCGACCAGCAATCCGCGGACCGGGACCTATGACGTAGAAGGCACGAACGTTGCGGCAAATGCCTATGTCAACTTCGTCAAGCCGGCGGCTGGAACCGTCGACTTGGCGATCATGAATACGGTCGTCTTCTATGTGCGGGTTAAGGCAGCATTCCCGACGAACAAGGCTTTCCGGCTTGGCTGGTACAGCGGCACAAGTCTCCGCGGCGCTCAGGTAACGGTAAGCAACGGTCTGTATGGGTTCAACTCGGCGCTAACGGGCAGCTATCAACAGATCGTAGTTCCGATTTCCGCGTTCAGCGTGCCTCAGGGAAACCTCGTCACGACGCTGCGAATCACGATCATCGGCAGCGGCGCGAACGTCGGGTTCTACCTGGACGACATCGTATTGAATGAGGGCCTTGTAACGCTGCCGTCCCTGACGGCATCGCGCGCTCTTGTCTCGAACGTGGCCGGCAATATCGCTGCGTCGGCAGTGACGGCGACGGAACTCGGCTACCTGACCGGGGTCACGTCGGCGATTCAGACGCAGATAAACGCCAAGTCCGACGGCAGCATTCCGCAAAACAGCAAGAGCGCCGCATACACGACGGTCCTGTCGGACGCGGGGAAACATATCTATCACCCCTCGAGCGACGACAATCCGCGCACCTTCACGATCGACAGTAACGCGAACGTCGCGTACCCCGTCGGAACGGCGATTACTTTCGTCAACGAAGTGAACACGGTCACGATCGCGATTACTTCGGACACGTTGACCCTGGCCGGCGCCGGAACGACCGGGAGTCGCACGCTTGCCGCGAACGGTATAGCGACCGCGCTGAAGGTGGCCTCGACGAAATGGGTCATCAACGGCGCCGGGCTAACGTGACGGTTGCGCAGATTTTGCTTGCGGCCGGCGCATCGGCAGCGCCAGCGACGCCGGATACATGGGACCCGGCAAACAAGGGATCAAACGTCACGCTCTCGAATGGGGACCTGACCGCGAACGTCGCTTTCGACGGTCAATGGGCCTTGTCCGTCGATAGCAAGTCATCCGGCCTTTTGTACTTCGAGGCGCTGATCGGCACGCAGTCCACGCTATTCGGATTCATCGGCATCGCTGGCGCAGCGCAAGACCCTAACAGCGGCACGCAAACGCCGCCGAATATGCTCCAGCGTGGCAGCGGCAACGTCAGCGGCGGTACGTCGAATAACAACGGCGCGGCCGGTTGGGCATCGGGCGATGTCGTCGGCGTTGCGGTCGATGTCGCGGGTAAGACGGTCTACTTCTACAAGAACAACGTCGCCAATGGCAGCGTAATTCTGAGCACATTTGCAGGCGCCTTCCGTATCGCTGCGCACCAATCGTGGGGCGGCGGCACCTATAACTTCACCCTGCGCACGACGACGGCCGAGTTCAGTTACTCGCCTCCGACCGGGTATACCCCATGGGCCGAGTGATTCGCATTCGCCGGCCAATTATGAAAGTCTGCAAATGATTGACGCCGAACGGTTCGCGGCCGACCTTTACGCTTCGATGAAGATGCTTATCGATAGGCGCGAGTGCGAGCTCCTTAAGCGTATCGAGGTATTAGAGGCGCGCCAGACCGACATCGACCCCGACGCGATCGTCGAGCGTTTGCGCAAGGCGATCCCTGCCGGCAAGGATGGGCGCGACGGCGTTGACGGCGCACCGGGCAGGGACGGCGCCGACGGCGCAAACGGCGTTGACGGAAAGAACGGCGTCGATGGTGCTCCGGGGAAAGACGGGCGCGACGGAATAGACGGCAAGAACGGCACCGACGGCATGAACGGCAAGGACGGCGCCGACGGCATCCATGGAAAAGACGGCGCGAACGGCATCGACGGCAAAGATGGCCGCGACGGGCTAAACGGTAAGGACGGTCGCGACGGTCTGAACGGCAAGGATGGCGCACCCGGCGAACGTGGCGAAAAGGGTCTCGACGGCATCGACGGCAAGTCGGGCGCCGCGGGGCGTGATGGACGCGAAGGCAAGGACGGAATCGACGGTATCAACGGCGAAAACGGGCGGGACGCTTCGGCAATCGACTACGTCGAGTTCGACTCTGCCAAGTCCTACCCGCGCGGAACGCACGCGCTGTGTCGCGGTGGAATCATGTACGCGGAACGCACGACCGATCGCGTAATCGACGGCGATTACAAGGCGGCGGGCTGGCGCTCGCTCGTTGCCGGCCTGGCTGATGTGAAGGCGGCACTTCTGTCGGACGGCCGCACGTTCGAACTCGCCTTCGAATACAGCGACGGCAGGGTCGAGAAGCAGCAAGCGAAGGCGGCGATTCCGGCGCATCGCGGCGTATGGCGCGACGCGATCACCTACGAGAAGGGCGACGTCGTCCAGTGGTCCGGCAATGGCTGGATCGCGCGCGAAGTGACGACCGACAAGCCGGGCGATTCAAAGGCGTGGGACTTGCTCGCGCGGCGCGGGCGGGATGGCAAAGATTCAGCTTGAACTATTGGAGCATCCCGCGCCAGTGGGAGGGCGCGACGGTCGCCGTGATGGCATCCGGTCCGTCCCTCACAGCGGATCAAGCGGCGGCAGTGAAGCACCTTCCGCGCGTTGTGACGAACGCGACTTACAGGATGGCGCCGGACGCGGACGTGATCTATTGCTCGGATTCTGCCTTCTGGCTGCATCCGGAGTACGCCGACGTTTTCGACTGTCCCGGCTTGCGGGTGAGCTGCGAACAGATTCCAGGAGTGCATCCGAACGTTCCGCCTGGTGTGCTAGTCCTGCGACACGGCGGCTCACACGGCTTCATTGATGACCCGACGCAGATTCGGACGGGGGCGAATTCTGGCTATGCAGCAATCCAAATTGCCGCGCTTGCTGGCGCAAAGAGAATCGTCTTACTCGGGCTTGATATGCAGGGCGGGCACTGGCACGGCGCGCACCCTAACGGACTGAACAATCCTAGAGCCTCCTCCTTCAAACGATGGATCAGATACTTCAACGGATTGGCGCCGCACCTGACGCAACGGGGGATCGAAGTGTTCAATTGCTCCCCGGCGTCGGCGCTGACGTGCTTCCCGAAGGCGAGCCTAGATTGCGTCCTCTGATCGTTCAGGGAATGCACGGTCTAGGTGACAACCTTCACCAACGGTCGGTCCTGCGCGAACTTGGGAAAACGCGCGAAATCTGGCTCGAAACGTCATGGCCGTGCGTCTATTGGGACATGCCGGCGATTCGCTGCCTGCCGCGCGGCGAACAGGGATTGCGGACGCAGTTAAAGAATCAGGCACGCGAGGCGGAATCGTTCACGCGCGAACGTCCGCCGACCGGCGCCCCTGTCCTGCGGGTTCACTACCCTCCGCGGGAAGTGAAGGAACGCGGGTCGGTCCTGCGGGCCATGTCGCATATGTGCGGCGTTCCTCCGGGCGATTTCCGGTTGCCGGTCAAAGCGGAATGGCTTTCAAAGGCTGACGAGCTTTTAAAGGAATTGAAACCGGACCGTCCGTTGATGTTTTTCCGGCCGCTGGTGAACCGCAAGGAATGGACCGGCGGGCTAACGCGGAACCCGGACGAGGGCAATTACGCCGAACTGTACGAAATGATCCGGCGCCGGTTCTTCGTGGTCAGCGTCGCGGACCTGGTCAAGGACGTCGAGTGGACCGTCGGGCCGGAAGCGAAGGCGGATGCCGTGTTCCATCGCGGCGAACTGGATATCGAAACGCTGTTCGGGCTGGCGAAGCGGTCCGCGTTGCTGTTTGGGGCGCCTGGATTTATTACGGTCATGGGTCAGGCGATCGGGACGCCGACCGTTACCGTGTTCGGCGGGTACGAGGACAAAAGTTCCTTTTCCTCGGGCGCGGCGTTCACGAAATGGCTACCGATTGAACCGATTCGCCCCTGTCCCTGCTGGACGCATCATCACAACTGCCGGAAGCGGGTCGACATGCCGAAAGCGGTTCACGCACTGAGGGATTTCCTCAAGGGGATCGGGTGCGAGTAGGACTGGTAACGCCGATTTACGAGGGAGTGCATAGCAATCCGGGTAGCGAAATGATTACGGCCGGGATTCGCTACCTGGTGCGGCAGGCTGTCAGGGGTCCGGAGTTCGTTCAGATTGACATGCTGCGCGACAACCCTGCGCACTGGGCGGCTGCGCAGGACTGCGACGCCTTGATTATCTGCGGCAACCCGCGGTTCAGCACTTGCGCGACGGAATGGTGGGAGTCCGGCATATGGGAAAGGCTGGTCGCGGCGCAGCGATCTGGCGTCAGGGTCATTGATGGATGGGCGGGCGCGACGCACTGGTATGACCCGGCGGCGACGCTCGAAGAAATGGCAACGAGGATTGCGAGTCACGGCGCCAATGCGGAAGCGATGCACTCGGCGAAGCAGATTCACGCGCGCATCACGCGGGACCGGCTGATGCAGCGCATCTACAGCGATGCCGGAGCGTCGTCGACCTTGCTGCCGTGTTCTAGCTGGTGGGCGCGCCTCGATGTTCCCTGGGAACAGGCGGCGAAGCGGTCCGGAACGGCTGTCGTGCTCGGGACTCACGACATGGATTGGCCGCTTGATTGCGTGCGGGCCTGTCTCGGGAGGCTGGAAGGCGCGGACGTGATTAGTTGCGCGTTGTCAGATTACGAACGGTTCGGCGCGGTCGGAGTCCGGTCGACCCTCGTTTCCGATCCGGCTGCGCTGTTGCGTCTGTATTCGTCGCTCGATCGAGTGCTTTCGTTCCGGTTGCACGCGGCGATCCCGGCGGCTTCCGTCGGGTGTGCCGTCGGCATGGTCGCGACCGATTCGCGGCCGTTGGCGTGCGAGGAGTTCGGAATTCCGTCCATCGACATCGGGGACTTGATGGACCGCGAGCCGCCCTTCGCGCACGCGAGGCAGCCGGACGAGGAAGACGTTGTGGAAATCTTGCGGAGCATGTTGTGTTGAAGACGTTGATCGGCGGGCCGAAGCTCGAGCATTTGCTTGTACTGTTGCAACGCGCAGTCCACCATGAGGGCGCGATTGTGGAGTTCGGCGTCTATCACGGCGGAACGCTGAAGATCATGGCGGAAACGTATCCCGACCGGATGTGCTACGGGTTCGACACCTGGGACGGGCTGCCGGTCGAGAAGTGGAACAAGGACGAACCGCACAATCCGGGCGACTTCCGCGACTGCGATTTCGAGGCGATGCGGGCGGAAATGCCGCCGAATGTGCAACTTTGCCGCGGGCTGTTCCCCGACTCGGCGCGCGGGCTGGATATCCGGGTCGCCTTCGCGCATGTCGATTTCGACTTCCATGCCAGCACCGCGGACGCGATCAAGTGGTTGCGGCAGCATATGGTGCCCGGCGGGATTGCTGTGTTTGACGACTATCAGTGGGCGCATTGTCCCGGCGTCAAGCGCGCGATTGTCGAGGCTGGCGTACCGATTCAGAAGTCAACCCTGCATCAAGTCTTTTGGGTGAACGAATGACACTTTGCGACCTGACTTGCGCCGAATGGACCGCGCTGCTTGCGACCTATAGCGTGCGCGTCATCACGGCGCCGGCATTCGCGGACGAACCGATCACGATTGAAGACGCCTGGCACCACTTGCGCATCGACACGTTCCCGAACGAGGACAGTCCTCCGGTCACGGTATCGGGCGACGACTACTGGCTGGAAAATATCGGCATCCCGGCGGCGCGGAATTGGGCCGAGGGCTACGTCGGGAAGTCGCTGTCAACGCAAACGCTGGAACTGGTCGGAACTTCGTTCCCGTCGACCTACTTCGAACTCCCGTTCGGGCCGGTTCAGAGTGTCGAATCAATCGTCTATGTCGACGCGGACGACGTCGAGCAAACGATGTCCTCGGCCGATTACGTCCTGAACTCCGACACCTGGCCGGCGCGCGTGCAGCTTGCCTACGGCGTCGAGGCGTGGCCGACATCGCGCGGCACATACAACGATGTCCGCGTCCGCTACGTCACCGGCTACACGCCTCCGAACGACAGTCCGGCCGGCTTTGTCATAACGCCGACCCTCAAAATCGGAATCCTGCTGATGCTCGGGCACCTGTACGAGAATCGCGAGACAACGATAACAGCATCCTTGACCGAGATTCCGCTCGGCGCTAGGGCGTTCCTGGACAAAGACCGGGTACGCAGAGGGTGGGCGTAAATGTTTCACATGGAACATTAGATGCAAGCCGGAAAACAGAATCGGCGCGTTGCGATCGACGTTCCTATGACGACGCAGAATGCGACCGGCGAGGAAATCACGGACTTCGTCGAACTGTCGGAGGTCTGGGCATCGATCGAACCTATCCGCGGGCGCGAGGCTTTGCTTAACGGGCTGAACGCGGCGCAGATGGACACGCGGATTCGGATGCGATGGTCGGAAGCACTTGACGCGATGACAACCGATTGGCGAATTCGCTACAAGGAAACCTATTACGACCTGATAAGCATCGCGCACATTCGGACCGGGCACCGCGAACTCGAAATTCTGGCGAAGTCGGGGACGAATCTTGGCTAACAGTCCGGTACGGGTTGAGGTCAAGGGGCTGCGCGAGCTTGGCGCGTTGCTGAAGGAACTCGACGCCGACATTCAGAAAAAGGTAGCGCGGGCCGCGACCAATGCAGGCGCGCAAGTCATCAAGAAACGCGCGGTTCAGAAGGCGCCAGTTTCCGATCCGGCATTGACGCCGAACATTCCGCCCGGATACATGCGGGATTCGATCATCGTGCGGCGCCAGCGTCGGCCGGACAAAGGCTTGACGTCGCAGCACGCCGTCACGGTCAGGCACAAGGGCGCGAAGGTGCTGGCGGACGCTCCGAACCCGTACCAGGTCGGCATCTTCAACGAGTTCGGGACCGTAAAGATGTCGGCTCAACCGTTCATGCGGCCGGCGTTTGATTCCGGCAAGTCGGAAGCTCTTGACGCGATAGTCAAGCGGTTGCAGCAACGGATCGAAAAGGCGAACAAGGCGAAAGCATGAGTGTAGAAACCGACCTCTATACGGCGCTCTCGTCGCTTGTTTCGAATCGCGTCTATCCGATCACGTTCCCGCAAACGGGCGCGGTCCCGGTCTGGCCGGCGATCCGGTACACGTTGATTTCGGTCGTGCCGGCGATTGCTCTGTGCGGCGATAGCGGCGACGAGGCGGCGGATACGCGGGTACAACTAGACATCGTCGACTCTAGTTACTCCGCAATGCGGGCGCTGCGCCTGGACGTCCTCGAGGAAATGGCGACATTCGTTCCGCCCGCGATCTTCGAGAATAGTTCGGATCAGTACGACGCCGAAACAAAGACCTACCGTTGCCAGATCGATTACGTCGTCTACAAGTCGGCCGAACTGACGCCGTAGATTCATCGCTTTTCCCAACGGCTCGCGAAGCGGGCCTTTTTTTATACCCTGAAGGAGTTTCAAATGTCGTCTGTTTCTGCCTACAAGTTCCACGGCTCGCAAATTCAGGTTCTTGTCGGTTTTACGGCCGACTCGCCCGTGACTGCGATCACCGCAATCACCAACGCAAATCCCGCTGTCGTCACTGACACCGGCCACCCATTAGCCGACGGCGACGTCGTCGAAATTACTGGCGTCGTGGGAATGACGGAAGTTAATTCCGGCCGCTACGTCGTCGAGGTCATCGATGCGAATTCGTTCTCGCTCCTGGGCGTCGATTCAACGGGTTATGGCACTTACACAAGTGGCGGAACCTACGAGATCGGCGACTTTTCGAACTTCTGCGACCTGACGAACTACAACCGCACGGGCGGCACATCGCCGGAAATTCAGACGACCGCACTCTGTTCCGTCGCGCAAGAGTATTTGCTCGGCCTGCCGGACTTCGGCACGACTGCAATCGACTTTAATTTCGCGCCGGCTACCGCGATTCAACAAGCGATCCAAGCGGCCTATGTTTCGGGCGACCTGATTGCGGTCAAGGTCACGCTCCCGGATAGCGGCGGGACCATGGTGCAAATGGGCTTCGTCCAGCAAACGAGCGAATCGGCTGGCGTCGGCGGAATCTGGACGGGCTCGATGACGGTTCGCAACACCGGCAACCGCGAGGACTTCTTCGCATGAGTCGCGACGCTCTGATTGCGTCAATCCTGTCGGCGTCATCCCCGAAACCTGTCAAGGTCGACGCCGATGGGATCGGACCCGTATTTGTACGGGTGATGACTGCATACGATGCGGACGACGCACGGAAGACGCTTGCCGAACTGAAGGCAGACGACGGGTGCGAAACCGGCCGGTTGCTCGCCTGCCTTCTGTGCGACGAAGGCGGCGCGTTGCTGTTCGATGCGCGCAGTGCTGAAACCGTGCTGAAGCTTTCGAAGCTTCCCCCGGGCGTATCGACCAAAGTCCTGACCGCGGCGAATTCCGCGAATGGGGCCGAGCCGGGAAAGTCCTGACGCAACGCGAGTCTTTCCTTTTTGATCTCGCGTTGCACCTCGGTCGCCCCGTCGGGGAAATGCTCCGGTCCATGACCGAAGCAGAATTGTTGCAGTGGGGCCGCTTGGCTGGCCGTCGCGGGCTGCCATTGCAGAGAATCGAGCTTTTGCTCGCGCAGCTTTCCATGTTGATAGCGAAAACGATGGGCGGAGCTAAGAATGTGCGAGTTGATGACTTCATGCTGAAGGAACCGGAAGTGTTACCCGACAACGTGACGCACATAGACATCGCACGCAAGGCGTTCGGGTTCAATCCGCGCAGGAAGAAGGCATAGCATGGCTGCCGGTCGTTTAGATGTACTGCTAGGGCTCGACGCTGTCGAGTGGACGAGGGGTCTAACCAAGGCAGAGTACGAGGCGCAGAAGTTCCAGCGGAACCTCGTCCGCACGTTCTCGCAACTCGGAGAACTCGCCGGCCTCGGATTCGCCGCCGCTGTCACTGGCGCAGCAGCGTTGACGAAGTCTGCGATTGATGCGGCCGACAAGCTGAACGACCTATCGCTGGCGACCGGCGTCACAGTCGAAAACCTCGGCGGGATCGGATTCGCTGCGTCGCAGGCTGGCGCGGACCTTGAGGGCGTCGCTTCGTCGTTCGGCAAGCTGAACCTAAAAATCGCAGAGGCGGCACGCGGCGAGAAGGAAGCAAGCGAAGCGTTCAAGGCGCTCGGCATATCCGTCAAGGATGCGGCTGGGCAGACGAAAACCGCGGACGCGATATTTAAGGAGATCGCGACCGCCTTCGAACGCTACGCCGACGGGCCGGAAAAGGCGGCGCTAGGCAATGCGCTGTTCGGCAAGTCCTATCAATCGTTGCTGCCGCTGCTGGCCGACGGCGGCAAGGCGTTGCAAGAGAACATCGATTATTACAAGCAGTTTTCCGGGACAACGACGGAAACCGCGAAGGCTGCCGATGCCTTCAACGACACGCTAGGAAAGATCGAACTTGTAGCCGGTCAGCTTGGCCGGAACCTGGCAAGCGAACTCCTGCCGGGTTTGCAGGCGGTCGCGGACGAATTCCTGCGAGTCGGCGAACAGTCGAACGCCTTCAGCGGTCTAGCGAAGGCGGCGCGCGTCGCATTCGAAACGATCGCAATACTCGGCGCGAATGTCGTGTTCGTGTTCGAAGGCATTGGCCGGGAGATTGGCGCAGTCGCCGCGCAAATGGTCGCGCTTGCAACCCTCGACCTTGACGCCTTTAACGCGATAAGCGAAGCGGTCAAGGAAGACGGCAAGCGCGCTCGCGCCGAACTCGACGCGCTAGAGCAACGAATCCGCAACGTCGCCGCCGGTCCTTCGCTTGCCGAACGAATCGGCACCGCGAACCCGGATCGCCTGCTAGAGCGTCAGGGGCGTAGTCCTCTGACGGCGCCGCGCCTGGCCGGACCCGCCGTGCCGAAGGCGAAGGAAGCGATCGACGAAAACGCGCAGGCGTATGCGCGGTACGTCGAGCAACTCGACTCCGCGCTGAACAAGTCGCAGGAATACACGAAAGTCCAAGAGGTCACGCTCGCGATCGAGCAAAACCGATTTGGGCAACTGATCCCGCAGCAAAAGGAATTGCTCCTATTGCTGGCGAAGCAGTCCGACGAGGCGACCGAGTACGAAGCGAAGATTCGGCACAACGCCGAACTCGAACGCGAGTCCATGCGCGCACTGACCGAACGTCAGGCGATCATCGATCGGTACAGTTCAAGCAACAAGGCGCGCGAGGATGCGAAGACGCTGGAGATTCTTGCGTCCGAAATCGGCGGCAGCATTTCGATAATCGACTATGACCTGGCGAAGTCCGGCTTCGAAGGCATCAAGGACGAGATCAAGGAAACGACGAGCGCGGCCGAGGAATTGGGCCTCGTGTTTACTAGCGCGATCGGCGACTTCATCAAAAACCCGTCCGACGGCAAAAGCTTTTTCAAGGCGTTGCTCGAGGACGTGCTCCAACTGACGACGCAGCTTCTCATTCTGAAGCCGCTCGCCGAAGGCATGACCGAGATATTCGGCGGCACCGCTGCCAAGAGTGACGGCGGGAAACAGATTGCCGAGATCGGCGCATGGATCGGAAGCATGTTCGCCGGCAGCTTCGCGCAGGGGACTGACTTTGTCCCGGCTGACGGCCTCGCAATGGTGCATCGAGGCGAGCGGATCGTACCGGCGAAAGAGAATTCGACGCGCGGCGCCGGCGGAATGACGCTGAACATCAATCAGTCGTTTGCTCCTGGCACTTCTCGCGAGACAATCAATCAAGCGGCGGCTTCCGCATCGCGTCAACTCTCACGTTCGAACCGGCGGAATAACTGATGGCATTCCTCGAAGCGCGACCGCTGGACTGCGCCGCCATGGGCGCGACGGGCGGGCCTCAATTCTCGACGTCGATCGTTTCCGTCCGTTCCGGCGCCGAGTCGCGGAATCAGAATTGGACGCAGGCGCGGCACCGATATGACATCGGTCAGGTAGCGCGCCCGCTTTCGGAATTCGAGGCGATCCGCGATGCCTTCATGGTCGTCGGCGGCAAGGCGACCGGGTTCCGGTTCAAGGATTGGACCGACTACACCGTGACGACCTCGGAGGGCTACCCGCAACCGCTGCACGGCACGACGCAAGTCGGAACCGCTGGATCGGGCTACGGCACGCCTTCCTATCAACTCCGCAAGCTTTACACCTTCGCGTCGACGTCGACCGCTCGCGACATCCGTAAGCCTGTCGCCGGGACTCTGATCCTGTTGCGCGCTGCGGTTGCTGTCACTGCCGGCATATCGCCCGGCAACTACGCAATCAACACCGCGACCGGGATCGTGACGTTCGTCGCGGATCAGTCGCGAGTGGTCTCGTCGCATGCCGTCGGGGCGTCGCATCAATTCACCCTCGCGTCGGCCTTCTCCCCGAACCTGGCGATCGGTGGGCGCATCTATGTGACCGGCGTCACCGGGACCGCGGCCGACATCCTGAATAACCTGTCGCACGAAGTAACCGGCGTTTCCGCTGGCGTCATCACGACGAACACCGCAACGACCGGGCTGACGGCAACCGGCGGCACTGCCTACTTCTACCCGCAGCCTACCGAGGCGCTTCGATTCTCCTGCGAGTTCGACGTCCCGGTCCGGTTCGACATCGATTACTTCGACGCTGTCGTCGTCGATCGCGAGGGCGCAGGCGGCGAATTGCTCCTCGAGCTTCCGTCCGTGCCGCTGGTCGAACTGAAGATCAACGACGCATGAAATCGCTAGGCACACTCGGTACGCACTACGCGAACACCGTCGATCCGACGACGCTCGCGACCCTGTGGAAAGTCACGCGCCTGGACGGTGTCGTGTTCGGGTTCACGGATCACGACAAAGACATCGTATTCGGTGGGCTGACGTACGAGGCGGCGACCGGGTTCACTTCTTCACAAATCGAGAGTTCGGCCGCGCTGTCAGTCGACAACCTAGAGCTCGACGGCTACTTCGATTCGGAAGAGATAACGCAAGCCGACATAGAGGCGGGCGTATGGGATGGCGCCTTTGTCGAGGTCCGCTCGGTCAACTATCGCGACCTGACGATGGGCGCCGAAGTCCTGCGGGTCGGCGAACTCGGCACGTTTACCGCGAAGGATCAGCTTTTCGTGGCGGAACTGCGCGGCCTGATGGACCGGGTTCAACGGGTCGTCACGCGCCTGTATATGCCGTCATGCACGGCGAACCTCGGCGACGCGCGCTGCACGGTCGACATAGAGGCTTTGCGCGTTTCCGGCGAAGTGACTGCGGTCAACGATCGGCACGACTTCTACACCGACCTCGCGTCGAGCTCTCCGCCTGTCGCCGATGATGAGTTCACCTATGGGCTAATCACCTGGACGACCGGAGAGAATGCCGGCCGTTCGATGGAGGTCAAGCAACATGCCACGGCCGGTCAGATCGTCCTCCAGCTTCCCATGGTCGGGACGGTAGCGATCGGCGACGAGTTCACTATCGTTCCGGGCTGCCGCAAGACGCTCGAGGAGTGCCGCGACCGATACGATAACGTCGTGAACTTCCGCGGATTCCCGCACATCCCCGGTCTGGACGAAATGCTTAAGCACGGCGGCTCCTGATGACGACCCGCGCAGAGGTAGTCGAGGCGGCGCGCAAGTATCTAGGCGCTCGCTGGCAGCATCAAGCGCGCGGCGATCATGCGCTCGACTGCGTCGGGCTACTCGTCCGCGTCGGGCGCGACCTGGGGATCGCCGACGTTCGCGTTTCCGACTACGTCAAGCACCCGGACGGCGCGCGGCTATTGCAGGAAGCGGGCCGATACATGCGCCAGATTGAAAAGCGAAACTTTGCCGTCGGCGATGCGCTCGCGATGCGGTTCGGATCGGGTGCGCCGCAACACTTTGGGATCGTCGGCGACTACTTCGCGGGCGGGTTCTCGTTGATCCATGCTTACCGCGGCGTGTCGATGGTCGTCGAGCATCGGCTTGATGACGTCTGGCGTCGCCGCATTGTTGCAGCCTACGCGCTGCCGGGCGTCGAATAGTGGGCGCAGTAGCCTTCACCGTTGCCGGACAAGTCGTCGGAGCCTACTTCGGCGGTCCTGTCGGCGCGGCCATTGGCGGAGCGATCGGCGGGGCGATTGGCGGTGCACTATTCCCGGAGCAACTTCCACAGATCGAAGGACCGAAGCTAGACGAAAAGAACATCCAAGTCTCCACCTACGGGAAGGCGATCCCGATTGCCTTCGGCGTCGTTCGCATGGCCGGGAATGTCATATGGGCCAGTCCACTCCGGGAAACGCGCAGCGAGGTCGAACAAGGCGGCAAGGGCGGCGGACCGGTACAAACGACCGTCAGCTATACCTACGACGCCGACATCGCGATCGGTCTTGCCGAGGGCGAAGTGATGGGGATTCGCCGAATTTGGATCAACGGCGTACTCGTCTATGACGCGCGCTCGATTGACGATCCGGCAGTGCAGGCGACCTACGGCGACAACGCTGACGAAGTCCTGCGGGCTATCAAGGCGAGCGGCGCCGGCTCGGATTCGTTCGTGTTCTACACCGGGACCGAGTCGCAACTCCCCGACCCGACGATCGAGGCGCTAGAGGGCGCAGGCAACGTCCCCGCATATCGCGGACTCGCTTACGTCGTATTCCCTACGTTCCAGCTTGCGCGGTGGGGCAATCGGATTCCGCAATTCGAATTTGAAATTGTCACGGCAGGGACGTCGACATACGGTCAGCGCGTCGCCGATGAATTCCATGCGTTGCCATCGTATCGGAACGGCGTTTCGTATCTTCAAGCGGACTATCAGCCGATCGTTTCATCGATGGCCGACGGAATTCGCGTCTTCTCTGCGAACGATGACGAGGTCGACGTAAACGTTCGCGTCTACGGATTCGACGGTTCGTTTATCCAATCGGACACCGTCACAGATTGGGAAGGCGGATTCGGAGTCATCGAGATCGGGACTCAGATTCCCCAAGTCTGGGTCATGTTCGACGGCGCACTTCTGCAATTTGACGTCACGCTTTCGATATACGAGGCGCGGATCATTAGCGATGCGTCGAATGTTTCGCTTTCCGAATTGCTAGGCGTGCCGATTGCAGGCGTCGCCCCATGCGCCGACGGTCGGCACATCCTCGTATTTGAGAATGATCCTAGCAATCCTTACAACGTCACGGACTGGCACCTGGTCGAGTACCTCGGCAACAATTCAGCGGAAATAGTCGATTACGGAACTGTCGACATTTCCGGCGACACGTCAATGACGAAGCTAAACGTCGGGCTCGGTCCAATCCATACGCAGAATGGACACTTCCAAGTAGTGATGATGGAGCGCGACCTCCGCCACGTCTGGCGCGCGAATGGCGGCGACGTCCAACTATGGACAATCGACGACGACGGCGAAATGGCGCTCGAACTGACATCGTCAGGCGACTGGTCGTCGATGGGCGATCTTGTCAGCACGACGCCGATGTCGATGCACGCCGATAGCGGGTTCGCATTTTTCATTGGCGGGGACTCTCCGTCCGGGCATTGGGTTTATGTCTACAGTCGACTCCCCGCAATCACGGCGACGCCGATCGTCCTCGGCGATGTCGTCGCCGCGCTATGCGAGCGCGTCGGGCTCGATCCGTCACAAATCGACGTTGACGACCTGACGACGATCGTCCGCGGGTTCATAGTTCAGACGAGCATGACCGCTCGCGCCGCGATTGAGGCGCTGATGAGGGCGTACAACTTCGACGCGGCAGAGTCGGGCGATCAAATCATCTTCAAGCTTCGCGGAACCGAGTCGGCGCTGACGCTGACAGCGGACGACCTCGGGGCGAGCGACGGCGGGAAAGCTTCCGTCCTGGTAGCCAGCGACCGCGCGCAAGAGAATGAACTCCCGGCCGAGGTTTCAGTTGCGTACATGGACTACGGCGCCGACTTCCAACGCGGCGCGCAGGCAGTGCGCAGGATGGCAACGCAGAGCATCGAGAAGGTCGACCTTGCGCTGCCTGTCGTGCTGACGAGCGACGAGGCAGCGCAGGCGGCGGAAATGCTGCTTTATCAATCCTGGGTCGGGCGCAATGTTCGTCAATTCGCGACGACGCGGGCCTTCTCACAAATAGAACCGACCGACGTCGTCACCATTGAGGCGGACGGACTAATCGCGACGGTTCGAATCATCAACCGGAAGCAGTCCGACGGGCTGATCGAATGGACCGGAACCGATGTCGACTCGTCGACGTTCGATCCGAACGCCGTCGGCGCATCGATGCCGCTTCCGTCCGGGATTCGCATCCTCGCGCCGTCGCGCGTCATCGTGCTAGACATCCCTGCACTGCGCGAACAGGACGACGATGCGGGCGTATACATTGCCGTCTATCCGTCGGGTTCGGGAGCTTGGGCAGGCGCTGCGATCCTGTCGTCGTCGTCGCCTTCCGGACCGTTCGCGCGGGTGTCATCCGCATACGCTGCCGCGACCGTAGGAATGGCGACGACCGTCATCGGGACTTATCTCGGCGGGAATACGTTCGACGAACTGAACACGGTTCAAGTTCGAATGTTCAGCGGCACGCCGGAGTCGGCAACTCGGGTTGCAGTGCTGGACGGCGCGAACGTCGGAGTCCTGGGCGACGAGATCATCCAATGGACGACGGCGACCGACCTCGGCGACGACATCTATGAACTGTCAGGACTACTGCGCGGACGACGCGCGACGGAACAATTCATCGGCGCCGGCCACGCATTGAACGAGCGATTCGTGGTACTGAATACTTCACTTGTGCGGCTGCCGCTCGGGACGGGCGTGATCGGGTCGAATCTGATCTATCGCGCCGTGACGTTCGGCGCGGCTGAACAGGATTCCGTCTTTGACG